GTGCGCTGGCGGTGGGCGCCGTGAGAGATGGCGACCGCGCCGAGCGAAGTGGTCAGCATGCCTAAGGCCGCGCCGCCGGTAATCCAGTCGGTTGCGTTCACGTCCCGCCCCCTTCGCAGGCGCCGAGAGCCGCGTTCAATTCCGCCTCCCTCGCGATCCGCTCCAAGCGGCCGGCGACCAACAGTTTGACGCGCTGATATACATCGGCCGCGGCCTTGAGCGCGGCGTCGGTGTCCGGATAGGCGGGCCCGGCGCCGAGGGCGGGCTGGCATGCGACCGGCACGGCGACCTGGACGGTCTTGGTGACGATCCGCGGCGCTGGCGGGGTGGTGGCGCAGGCGGTCAGGGCCAGGAGACTAAGGCAGGCGACAGGACGGGCGATCATTTTACGGTCTCCAGGATCAAGGCGTCCGCGGAGGCGCACAGGTCCGAGCTGGGCTTTTCAGCCAGCAGTTTGCCGGCGGAGGCCGCCGCGGCGTTTGAAGCGACGGTCGCGGCCTGGACCGCCTTGTTGGCGGAGGTGGTGACCGCCTCGCCCTGAGCCTTCAGCGCGGAGAGCGAGGCGTTCTGGACGCCGAGCGATTTGGTCAGGGCATCCTGATCGCCCTGGCAGGTCGCGAGATTGCGCGTGGCGGCGTCGGCCTGGGTTTGGGCGGCTTGCAGGCTGGCGCGCAGGTCCGCTTCGGTGACGGCGCTGGCGATCCACAGGGCGGCCAGGGCGAGCAAAAGGACGGCGGCGCACGCGCCGAGGATCGGGCCGGCGAGGTTTTTCGCCGGCGCCTGCAGGTCATAGGCGACCAGGCCGGTGCCGGTGGTGATGGCCTTTTCGATCTGGTTCGGATTGGCGCCAGCCATGGCCAGGACGTGCCGGGCAATGTCTTCGGACGGCGCTGAGAGGGAATCGACGACAGCTTTGCGCAGGTCGTCATGGTGGACAGGTGCGTTCATGGATGGGCCTCCAGGGTGGGGCTTGGGAGATGGTTTCGGGGTGAAGGAAGAAGGATTCACCACGGAGCACACGAAGGGCACGGAGGTTTCGGTGCAGCGGCGCGCAGCGCGCTTCACCTGAATTGAAGGCCGGACTACGTCCGGATTTGGCGCCCTCCGTGTGCTCCGTGGTGAACGACGGCGGGTTGGAGTGTCAGCGGCCGATCGGGATGGGCCTGCGCAGGGCGGCCATGAGTTCCAGGCGGCCTCGGTCTTCGGGGCTGAGGGTGTCGAGGTATTTGCGCAGGTCTTCGGGGCTGGGCGCCGGGTCGCCGGGGTTGGCGTCTTCGGCCTTGCCGATGGCGCGCATGGCGCCGGCGAGGGCCTTGGGCGGGGCGGTCATGCCGGCGAGGTCGTCGAGGCGCTTTTGCAGGATGTCGATGGTGGACCAGAGCTGGTCGACTTCAACGGTGCGGGCGCCGGAGACCATGGTGATATCGTCTTCGTCCGACGCGTCATCCACATCGCCGCCGCCGCCATCCTCGGAGCATCGGGCGCCCAGGGCGCAGAGGTGGTCATGGGCGGCCTGGATGTGGTTCAGATCGGCGGCGGAGTTGCGGGCGCCGACGCGCTGGAACGGTTCCGGTCCAAGCGGCGTGTCGGCAAGCGGCGCGGGCGCATCGCGCGATGGCTCAGGCCATGACGCCGCAAACGGCGTTTCGGGAGCGCCCGCCTTCAGCAGCGCCTCCCGAGCCTTGACCACATAGTCGCGATAGCGCCCGCGCCGCCCCGCCGCCGCGGCCATTTCGATGGCGCGAGCGACGACCTCTGTGTTGGTTGGGGCGTTCGACGGCGTGAGAACCGGCGACTCGGCCCGAGCGCCGGCCAGGTCGGCCTTCCACATGTCGATCACCGCTTCCGGATTGCAGGGCCGGTCGACCAGGCTGATCTCGTTCAGCTTCAGCTTGGTAATGATCTTGCGATCCTTCGCATCGCGCGACAGCACCTTGCCGCCGATCGAGAAGCCCTTGTAGACGCCGAGCTGGACCTTTTTCACCGCGACGGGATCGACCACATGGGCGGCGATGCGGGTGACCCCATCTTCGCCGACCTCGGCAGAGAGGGTGGCGCCGGCGGCGGTGAGGCCGTGCATCTCGCGCAGGGCGCCAAAGCGCATATAGGCCGGCAGGGCCGCCTTCATGGCGTCGGGGGTGACGGTCTCATCAGCGTCATCGACGGCGCCCGAGGACGCCGTGCCGAACACCTTGATGGTGCCGTCGTCCTGGGCTTCGACCTTGGTAATTTCACCGTAAAAATTCATGGTTCGAGCGGAGCTCCCGGCAATGGATTTAAAGGGGCGATGCGTTCATCCTGGGTACAGGTTTGAACGCGCCAAGCTTGGCGCTCGCGGCGCGAACGCGCCGCGGTGCGTTGTTGATGTAATCGAGTGCGAGGCCGCGTCCGGACGCGGCCGCCAAAGCGGAGGAACAACCCCATGAACCGCTATTTCAAACGCGCCCTAGCCGCCGCCGCCGTATGTGGCGCGCTGGCGCTGAGTGGATCGGTGCTGACCGGCGTGGCCTTGGCCCAGCCGCCGGGCCCGGCGCAAGGGACCGCGCCGCTGAAGCGCTGCTTCTTCGCCAACCAGTGGCAGGGCTGGCACGCGCCCAACGAGCACATGATGTATATCCGGGTGAATATGCACCAGGTCTATCGGGTGGACTTCGCCTCCAGCTGCCAGGCTCTGACCTGGCCCGATGCGCATCTGGTGACCACCTTCCGCGGCTCGGATTCGGTCTGCACGCCGCTGGACCTGGATATCAAGGTCGCCGACAGCAGCCCCCACAGCATTGCCGAGCCCTGCATCGCCAGCGGCTTGTCGGAGCTGACGCCGGAGGAGATCGCGGCGATCCCGAAGAAGGATCTGCCGTAGGGTCCGCGCTACAATCTGAGGCGCCGTAACCCCTCACCCTCCCACGTCGCTGCGCGTCGCGGGTCCCTCCCTCTCCCTTCGGGAGAGGGAGGGACCCATGCGAAGCATGGGAGGGTGAGGGTTACGATCTCTCAGCACATTATGACGGCCCCAGCGGGTCGGTGGCTTCGCCCACGTCGCCCTTCGGCAGCGGACCCAACCCTCTTCGCGCCCTCACCTCATCCACGGTCGCCGATCCATTCCGCAGCGACAGGTCGTCGATCTGGGCTTGCTGCATGGGGTCGACCGTTGGGGCGTCGTTCCAGGCGAATTCGAGGTCGGGGAAGCCGAAGTCGTCCTGGATGACGCCATCGATCAGGCGTTTGGCCCAGCGTTTCAGGGGCTCCAGCCCCTCCTCCAGGCCGCGATCCTGATCGGCGCCGGCGGTGGCGCGGTTCATCTGGCGGACGAAGGCGGTGGGCGGCAGGGAGAAGGCGTAGCAGACCACCCGGGCCAGCCATTCGTCGAAGTCGTCCTTGATCGGCGCGTCCTTGAACGCCTGGTAGCGGGTGCCGGAGGGGACCCAGAGCAGCTTGGCCTGTTCGGCGGTGACGCCGGAGAGTTTGGAATCCAGCCACAGCTGCATGTCGCGCAGCTGATCGGCGGTCCAGCTGTCGAGGCCGGTGAGCAGGCCGGCCGGCAGGTTGCTCTCGGTGAAATAGGCCAGCTGGGCCGCCTGGCGACGCAGGACGGTGTTGATGGTGACGATGATCTGCTCGACCGGCCCGAAGCCATAGTTGTGGTTCGGGCGCGGGTTGCGCGGAGCGTAGATCAGGTCGGCATTGGTGAGGTTGGCCCAGGCGACGCCCTTGATCACCTGCTGATAGGCGACGTCGCCCGCGCCGGTTGGCCGACGGCCGGTGTCGTCGACCATGGGGTGGATGGTCTCGCCGGGAATGACGTCCAGGCCGATCAGGGCGCCGGCGCGGTTACGGCGGCGTTCGATCGCCGGGGCGTCGAGGGCGAGCAAGTCTTCCAGCAGAAGCCGCAGCCAGGTGGCGAAGGGGGTGACGCCATCGGGCCTGCGCCAGAAGGCGGTCTGGGCCGCGAGGCGCGGATCGGCGGGGTCGACCCAGGCGCCCTTGGCGGGCTGGATCATCCAGTCCAGGCGCTCGATCTGATCCTTGCGGGTCTCGATGGCGAGGCGGACCAGTTCGACGTTGGCGAAGGCGCGCAGCTGGTGAAAGCCGAAGGGCTCGAAGGCGCGGGGCCTGATGGTGCTGTTGATCGCCAGCGGGAAGTCGAAGGCGCGAACCGGCTCCTGTGCGACCGGCGCCAGGGGCTCGCCGGGAGAGAAGACGCCCCAGTTCGGCGAATAGGGGCCGTTCACGGCGGCGCCAGTGACCCGATAACTTAGCGAGGTCCGCAGACCGCCGGGTGGGGGCATGAATTGGCTCCGGGCAATGGTTTGTCAGCGGC